CAGACTATCTATGGACCATTAGAGACTTTAGATATCTACAACGTAGAGACACAGTCACAATGAACTCTAGTATGATGTGGTTTAATGTCGAACGATTCAGTTGGATATGGGACAAGTTCTCAGCGGCAGATTTCAAAGCCACAATCAAGAGCTATCCTGGTGATCAAGATTACTTGGGTGCGGTACTAGATGTTAATCAGAGACGCTTTGCGGAAGACTTTCGTTTTGAAAGTTTCCGCTGGCAATGCCTAGATGGTGGATACGATTTTGCTCGACGCAAACACCTCAAGCCCGGCACTGGGGTTCGAATACAATCCGGCACCAGTGTAGTGGTGTTTCACGGCAACCCCAAGCCCGCACAAGTACACGATCCCCTAATACAACAACTGTGGCAGTAAAAACTAGTACTAGAGTAGTACTTGACCAATAATTCCCTTTTTGCTATAATAATGGCATACAAAGCAAAAAGGGGTTGACGTGGGATACAAAATTATTGCAGACAAGTTTGAAACAGATTCAATGCGCCAAAAGTATGGCCCACGTGCAGGGCTCGAAGGCCCATTCAAGTATGCATCTGGACGAGTGCTGTATTACGATCCCAAAGAAGGTCGCTATTATGACCCTACTACAGACTTCTATCTTAGCCACGAGGAAATGGACGCTGAACACGGAATTCTTGTGAAACGACTGGTTGATTTCCAAAAGTAATACTTTTGCTGTAATTGACAACTAATTGCCCTTTTGTTATAATACACACATAAAGAAACAAAGGAAACATATGAATTTAAAACTCAAAGCCGCATTACAGACAGTAGGAATTCTTGCTGTGACTTCTACCATGGTAATTGGTGTACAACTTTTAGTTACAACTTTAACTGCAAAAGAATTGACTACCCTGCTTGCAGTAGGAAGTATTACATTTTTGGTGTATTGTATGTACCAAGTGGTGCTAAGTCGCCTAGAATACGAACAAAAAGTTGATGAAATCTCACAAAAGTAATACTTTTGTAGTACTTGACCAATAATTCCAAATTTGCTATAATATACACATAGACAGTAAGATAAACCCGCACACAAAAGGAGCCAACCATGAGTGCAATCCGCGTAGTAAAAGGTACATACCGCAACAAACCCGTCCGTAACCAAGAATTCGTTCTTGTGAGCGGTTTCCAAACTGGTGCCAAAGGTAACTTTGTTACTGTTAAAAATAACGGCATCTTCCCAAACTGCCCTGATACGGTACGTATTAGTGTAGACAACATCTCTGACATAGAGTATACTAACGGCATGACACACGACAACACTGTACATTTTGAAAAGCAGGTTCTTGTTACAGAGACTGACGAGCAAGCAATGGACCGTATCCGCGAGCGTTTTGATATCTTGACAGAGATGACAAAGGCCACTGTGAGCGGCGACATCCGTGCAATGATTGTATCCGGCCCTCCCGGAGTTGGCAAGAGCTACGGTGTTGAGACTGAGATTGAAAAGGCTTGTTTGTTTGACAAACTTGCAGGCAAGCGCCTCCGTGCTGAGGTTGTTAAAGGTAGTGCCACCCCAATTGGTTTGTTCCAAACATTGTACAAATACTCAGATGAGAATTGTGTCATTGTGTTTGACGACTGTGATAGTATTTTGCTAGACGACGTGGCTCTTAACTTGCTGAAGGGTGCCTTGGACTCAGGTAAGAAGCGTACTATTTCATGGTTATCAGAGTCCAGTGCCTTACGCCGTGAAGGTATCCCAGATCGTTTCGAGTTCAAAGGCTCAGTAATCTTTATTACCAACCTTAAATTTGATCAGATGAAGTCGCAAAAATTGCGTGACCACTTGGATGCACTGCAATCACGCTGTCACTATCTGGACTTGACCTTAGACACAATGCGTGACCGTTTGTTGCGTATCAAACAGATTGCCAAAGATGGTGTACTGTTCCAGGACTATGAGTTTGAAGAGGCTGTGCAAGAAGACATTATTGAGTTTATGCACACCAACAAGGACCGTTTGCGTGAAGTGAGTTTGCGTATGGCTCTTAAGATTGCAGACTTGCGTAAGATGTCAGTGTTGAACTGGAAGCGTTTGGCAGAGACAACTTGTATGAAGGTTGCCTAATATGGCTTGGATAGGTGTCTTAATGTTGCTAATGTTAGGACACCTTTGGTGGGCACTACTTTTATCGTTTATTATTTTAATGTTTGGAAATTGATATGTACGAAATTTATGATGGTGACTTGTTGTTGTTTACTGTAGCAACTCGTGCCGAAGCAGACGAACAACGGCAAATGGGATTTCGGATAGTGCGTGTGGCAAAGTAACTCTTAAAGTTTCCCCGGGCATTGGTTGGCTCCGGCCCGGGTTTTATAACAGACACCCTTAAAAAAGGTGTCTGTTTTTTTGACTTCTTGTTGCAATAAGTATATACTAACATAATGAAACGATGCACAATACAGATTAAAGACGAAGTAAACATCAAGTTAGAAGGCTTGGATTTGGACGTGCGCAAGGCACTGGTCAACGCTTTCAAATACGAAAACCCCGCCGCCCGTTACATGCCAGCGGTGCGACTGGGACGTTGGGATGGCAAGGTTGCATACTTCCAACTGGGCGGATCCACTTACACCAATTTGCTACCCGAGATTGTTCCTATACTTGAAAAGTTTGATTACGATATTGAACTGGATGATCAAAGAGATTACTCTACTAAGTTTGAGTTTGAACAGGTGCGTGAGGATAGTTTTGCACACGTGACCTGGCCTAAAGGACATCCTGCCGAAGGTGAGCCTATCATGATGCGAGATTATCAGGTGGAAATTGTCAACAACTTTCTGGCCAATCCGCAGTGCCTGCAAGAAGTGGCCACAGGTGCAGGCAAAACAATCATGACAGCGGCCTTGTCAAACGCTGTGGCACCATATGGACGAAGCATTGTGATTGTGCCCAACAAGAGCTTGGTAACACAAACAGAAAAAGACTATATCAACATGCAACAGGATGTGGGTGTGTTCTTTGGCGATCGTAAAGAATATGGCCGTACACATACCATTTGCACCTGGCAAAGTCTAAACGTGCTGTTGAAGAACACCAAGGCCGGTACAGGCGAAGTCACAATACAAGAGTTCCTGGAAGACGTTGTGTGTGTTATTGTAGACGAAGTACACATGGCCAAAGCAGATGCACTCAAAACCTTGCTGACAGGCGTGATGGCTAGAGTGCCAATTCGCTGGGGTTTGACCGGAACTATTCCCAAAGAGAAGTTTGAGAGCCAGGCCCTGTTGGTTGGACTGGGTCCTGTTATTGGTCGCTTGAGTGCAAATGAACTGCAACAGCAAGGTGTGTTAGCCAACTGTCACGTGAATATTGTGCAGTTGGTGGATCACGTGGAGTATAAAGAGTATCAATCGGAACTTAAATACTTGCTTGAAGAGTCGGGCAGGTTAGACACCATGGCTGACTTGATCCGTCGAGTAAACGAAACAGGCAACACTCTTGTGCTGGTGGATAGAGTAGCCGCAGGGCATGCTCTAGTAGAGCGACTGGGTGATCGTGCTGTGTTTGTGTCGGGCGCGACCAAAGCAAAGGACCGTCAAGATGAATACGATGAAGTTGCTGACAGCACTGATAAGATTTTAGTATGTACCTATGGGGTCGCCGCTGTAGGAATCAACGTTCCTAGGTTGTTTAACGTTGTTATGGTCGAACCAGGAAAAAGTTTTGTACGTGTTATTCAAAGTATAGGTAGGGGATTAAGAAAAGCAGAGGATAAAGATTATGTTAATATTTACGATATAACTAGCACATGTAAATTTGCTAAAAGGCACCTACAAAAAAGAAAAGTTTTTTATAAGGAAGCCGGATATCCAATGTCCTTAGAGAAATTAGAATGGATGAAAATTAAGTAGTTTTTAACTTTAGTCCTTTATTCCAGGCGACCTGAGACCCCGTTTTTCCTTTATTCCACGGAACTCTTCCTTTAAGTTTTGCCTTTATTTTTTCAATTGATTCTTCACTGTGTTTTTTACCATAGAAAGGATTTAAATCTTGGTAATTACCTTTATTTGGAGAAGGACGACCTTTTAATGCATTTGATCTTTTTAAATTAGATTCAGCACTTTGTTCATAACACCCAATCTTTCCTTTGTTCCAAGGTACGCGGCCCTGGATTGACTTTGAATAGGCTTCTTTTATTGCACTATATGTATGGCTTTTAATTTTATAATTACCTTGCCGCTCAGTTAACATAGACATACACCACAATGCACCATACATTTTAGATTGATGTATACCTAAACACATTTTTGGTAATAACAAATGACAGATAAAATGTTCTCGAGCAGTAAGTACAACAAGATTTTCTTCTTTGTTATTCCCACCTAAACTTCGAGGAATGATATGATGTTTTTCGGTGTAGATTTCTTTTGATAATTCTCTTGACTTCGCACGATTAACGATGTTATAATAGCAACATGAATACTTATTTTGTAAATACATGGCTGATTGCTCCTTGTAGCATTAGAGTAGTTGGGAATCCCCATTCCGCGAACTACACCTATATTTATACTTCAAGGAAAATATTTTGCGTATTTTGACCCTCGACAACACCTATTACGACCTAAATCAACTGCCCGAAGAAGTAGATGACATGCGATTTGCCATACTAGATAATTCAAATCCAGCAGATCCAGACTATCATTTCATTCCGTTAATTTTCTTAGAGAGTTTTAATGCGCCAGCTCTAGTGTTACGTATAGGAACACAAACAATCAAAATGCCCATGGATTGGCAGATACTGATTGGAGAACCAGACATTGGTGATCTAGAAGTACTACCGCTAACTTCAATCAATGATAGAGGTTTTAGAGTATTCCAGTTCAATCCATTAAGCAGTTATAGACCCAGTTTCCCGGATATTGAAATACTAGATGTGTATCATGAAGTCAACTGGTACGCACCCAAACTCAAGAACGGTCAGATGTTAGCCGTGCCCATAAACGATGAACCCGAACCTGACTGTGTGTACTTTGTTAAAGATGTTAGCCGCAACTGCGAGATTGTGGACTACAACAAGGCCTGGTAATGTCGCAACTCAAGCCCGGCGCCACATACATTTACGAACGTGCCAACGGCGTTGTGTATGCCCGTGAGTTGGGTGCCGATCCTAGCACCAGATTTGAAGTGGGATACGAGTATGATCCCATAACAGGACACCGCATGGATCACGATTCTAGAACAAGCGATGGCAGACCATTGTTTGAACACATACAAGAAAACAAGTTGTGGGGCGAAATTCGCCGCGAAGCACGAACCAATCCCACTTTACAAGATGCCCTGGACCATGCTATAATGATCTATCAATTGACCAAAACACATGAGTGATAAACTAAACATTGCCAATGAGATGCGTATGTTTGACCGCAAGGTCAGAACATTCTATGATGACTTGACAGCAGAAGAAAAGAAAAAGTTTTCAAACTATCTCATGATACGCTGGGGTTCGGCTGTGGAAGGTTCGAGAGAACTACAAGAGTTTTATGTGATTGCGTGTAATGAACGATTGAACAAACACTTCTTCAATGTGAGCCGGCATCCTAAACTGCAATGGCTCATGGCCACAACAGTTAGCCCTGACATGGGCACACCAAGACATCCCTGGATCGCTCCAAAGAAAAAAGAAGCAGGGTTGAGTGCCAAACGTAAGGCATTGATAGCCATGTATCCCACCTACAAAGATGACGAGATAGATGTCATGTGTGAAATCACAACACAAAAAGAAATAGACGCATACAACCGTGCCGCAGGCAACGACAAGAAATGACATTCACGTGCGAGTATTGTAAGAAAACGTTTATCAAAGAAACGTCACTGTTGGTGCATTCATGCGAGCCCAAGCGCAGACGACTGGCCAGAGATGAAGCAGGTGTACGCATAGGCTTCCAGGCCTACATCCGATTCTATGAAACCATGCAAGGCTCGGCTAAAAACAAAACACACGATGACTTTTGTGACAGCCCTTACTACCGAGCATTTGTGAAATTTGGAAACTATTGTGTAAACACCCATGTGATTGCCCCGGCAAGATTTATGGCCTGGTTGCTGAAAGCACAAAAGAAGATTGACCACTGGTGCAGTGACAATGTGTACACAGAGTACTTGATTGAATATCTGCGTGTGGAAGCAGTGGATGATGCCCTGGCTCGTGCAATAGAACACAGCATGAGATGGGCAGAAGAAACAGGTAATCCCCCACACGACTGGATGCGTTATGGCAATACCAATAGTTTATGTTATGCGGTCACAGCAGGACGTATCTCACCTTGGATAATCTACAATTCAGAATCGGGACAAAAGTTCCTGAGTGAACTCACAACAGAACAAGTGGCCATGGTATGGCCCTATATTGATTCGGATGCCTGGCAAAAGAAATTCTCAAATTATCCAGCAGATCAAGAGTATGTGAAAGATATATTAAACAAAGCAGGATGGTAACATGATTAAAAACATTTGGCACGATGGTCCAGGACTCCTTGTACAACATTCTCAATCTGACCCTCGCTTTAGCATGAATCAGCAGGATGCTGGGCGTGTGCGTTACAACGGTGACATGGCCTGTTTAGAAACATATAATGGTTATAGTTGGGTCCAATTTCAGACCACTGCAATGATTGGGCTAAATCACGATTACATCAGTGCCGTCGAATGGGCCAAAGGCAAGATGACAGAAGAACATCAAATTCGTCAACTTGCGGCCAAACACCCTGCTGTGGCAGATGCATTAGAGGCAGTGAAAAAGGCTGAAGAAAGAGTTCGAATTGTAGCCGCATTGGTGGATACTGAATGATATTGACTTTGCGGATAAATAACAATATGAATCCGTTAAACAACAAATATGCTAAATGGTATTATCAATTAATTGAATTTGCACGTCAGCGTGATTTATCTTTTGACATTTATAAAGAACGACATCACATTATTCCTCGATCTCTCGGTGGGAATAATCGCAAGGAAAATATAGTCAATCTTTTACCACGTGAACATTTTGTTGCACACCTATTGTTATCTAAAATGTTTGACGGTCAGGAAAAATTTAAAATGTGGAAAGCATTTAACATGATGCTTACTGAAAATACAGTTGATCAAACTCGTTACACACCAACATCTCGTTTTTATGAATTAGCAAGAAAGTTAGTCGGTGCGGCATCGTCGGATTGTAACAAAGGTCGCATACCTTGGAACAAAGGAATTCCTCGTAGTGAAACGGTAAAAAAAGCAGTAAGCGATGCTAACAAAGGAAAAATTCCGTGGAACAAAGGAAATGATAGATCTGCTAACGATAAACAACGTATGAAAGATGGTTGGGAAAAACGAATTGAGAATGGATTTGTGCCACATAATAAAGGCAAAAAACAAACTACAATTTTTTGCGAGAATTGTAGAACAGAGATTGGCGGAGTTGGTAATTATACTCGGTGGCATGGACCAAATTGTAAAAAGGTAAAATAATGAGTGCTGATATAGATTTAGATTTTGCTGACAGAGAAGATGTGCTGAAATTGATCTCTCATACTCCTGCACGACAAAGCAATGGTAGGAAACACAACTCGGGTATCTATGTAACAGACATACCTGTGGATCCTGTTGCAGGCTGTGCGTCACTAGATTCAGAAACTGCTGAATCTCGTGGATACTTTAAACTGGACTTTTTGAATATGAGTGTGTACCAGTTGGTTCGGGATCCTGCACACTATGAAGCCATGCTCATGGCCACACCACCTTGGCAACGATTGTGGACAGATGGTGCTTGGGCTAGTCAACTGGTACACGTGGGCAACTACACAGACCTGCTGAAAAAGATGAGGCCAGATAGCATACCTAGGATGGCTGCTTTTATCTCAATTATACGTCCAGGTAAAGCACATTTACAAATGAAACCCTGGAATGAAGTGTTTGAGAGTGTGTGGGACGGAGATGACTCGCAAGGCTATACATTTAAGAAAAGCCACGCAGTTTCCTACGCGGCCCTGGTAGTACTACACATGAATCTCACTAGTCAAGACGTCGCACGAGCGTAATTGATTTTCTTTTTGATTTCTTGCGTACTATGTCCAGCAGGCTACAAGCTGGGCCGTGTAAGATTTCCAAATCTTTGTTGACAAAAGTACGCAGGGTGTAGCGGAACTGTTCCCAATCTTTGCGCAGGAATATGTTTATGGGGATAGATCTATTGCTTTCCCACCACCAAGTACTTGCTAGTTCTAGAAATAATACCTTGGATTCTTGGTCCAAGATGCT